ACATTAGTTTCAGGTGGGCTTCCTAATGGAACCTATGTGGGTTACGCAATAGCGTTGCCGTGATAATTTTCAACAGACTAACGAAAGGATCAATCCATGTCTGAATATCGTAATCGCACCACTAGTGCTGTAAAAACTCAAGGCGAAATTCGCCGCTCAATGCCCAACACATCCCTGCCCCGCGTATGGGACGCTGCAACCTGTGACTTCTTGGGCGTTGACCCAGTGCTGGCTGCACCTCAACCAGCCCCGTCAGGCGAGTACAAGGTAGTGGTGCGTGATGGTGTCACCCAAGACGGAAACGGCAACTGGGTACAGGCGTATGTAGAACGTGATATGTTTGCCGACTACACCGACGAAGATGGCACGGTTCACACCAAAGCAGAACAAGAGGCTGCATACACGGCGCGCAAGGACGCAGATGCTGCTACGGCTGTTCGTGCAGAACGTGACAAGTTGCTATCTGAAACTGACTGGATGGGCATGTCTGACGTAACTATGCCAGCAGAGTGGGCTACCTACCGTCAAGCGTTGCGTGATGTGCCGTCACAGGCTGGGTTTCCGTATAACGTGACTTGGCCTGATGCGCCCTAATGATCGACCCGATTAGCCTCTTTATGGCCGCTACGGCGGCTTTTAACACGGTCAAGAAGCTAGTTGAGGCGGGCCGTGAGGTTGAGGATGTACTAGGTCAAATCGGTGTTTGGATGGGTAAGGTCAGCGAGCTTAACGCGCTTGACAATAAAAAGCCCAGTATCTTTAAGCGCATTGGTAGCGGCAAGTCGGTCGAGCAGGAGGCAATGGAGCAACTCCAGCGCCGTGAGGCTGTTCGCAAGCAGCACCTAGAAATGATGTCGATGGTCAAGCTACGGTACGGGCCGCAGGCTTTTGAAGACCTAATGGTCATGCAACGTCAGATCAAACTTAAACGTGAGCGTGAGTTGATCCATCAGGCGCAGCGACGTAAGGATGTTGTTATGTACGCACTGCTTGTGATTGTTTTTAGTCTTGGCATTTGGGCTATTTGGGGCATGATTGCCACGGCTATCGAGTGGAAGCAAAACGGAATATGACCGAAGAATTTAAACAAGCCGACCTCAATGGTGATGGTGTCTTAACACCTGACGAGTTTCAGCTAGAACTGAAACGCAAACGTTTGGAAATTGAAGACGCTGACGCACAACGTGACCAACAGCGCAAGATGGTGTGGTGGGTGCTGGCTGGTATGCTGGGCTACCCCTTATTTGTTGTTGCCGCTAGCTTACTGGGATTAGACAAAGCGTCGGACATTCTTGGTGCTATGGCGACTATTTATTTTCCGAGTACTAGTTTAATTCTGGCCAGTTTCTTTGGGGCTGCTGCTTACCAAGCTAGAAAGGACAAGTGATGCTACAAGCCTTAATTGGTCCCGTTACGGGACTACTAGACAAGTTCATTGAGGACAAGGATCAGAAAAATGCGCTTGCACACGAAATTGCAACCATGTCTGAACGCCACGCGCAACAGCTTGCAATGGCTCAAATTGAAGTCAACAAGGCAGAAGCTGCTTCAGGCTCTGTTTTTAAAGGCGGATGGCGACCTTTCATTGGGTGGGTTTGCGGTTTTGCTTTTGCTTATCATTTTATTCTTCAGCCCATTCTTCTCTTCGGGACAGCTGCTGCCGGAGTTTCTCTTCCACCTCTTCCTGAGTTTGATATGAGCCAGATGATGCCCGTGTTGCTGGGTATGTTGGGTTTGGGAGGCCTTCGCACCTACGAGAAGAAAACAGGGGTAGCCAAATGAAAGGTAAAGAGTAAATGCTATGGATACCGGTCGCCTTCGTATGTCTGGTGAGCGGAAACTGTACCTTTCACTACGCTTACGTTGAACGGTACCTATATGAGTGCGAAGCGGTTAACCGCAAGGCAGTAACAAAAATGCAAGCTGACTCTGCCGTTCGAGCCTACGATGTAACCTGTGTTCAGGTTTTGCTAAAGGAAAGTGGAAATGCGACTAACGAAGAACTTCAGCCTAGCGGAAATGACAAAGAGCGATACAGCCTTACGCCTAGATTTGGACAATATCCCCGGTGAAGAAGAGATTGCCAACCTGACCGCCCTATGCGAAAATGTGCTACAGCCGGTGCGAGACTATTATGGGATGGGCGTCAAAGTTAATTCGGGCTTCCGCCACCCTGATGTGAACGCCAAAGTTGGGGGGTCAAAAACCTCGGATCACTGCAAAGGTATGGCGGCGGATATTGAAATCCCCGGTATTGCTAACGCAGATTTAGCGCAATGGATTGTGGACAACATGAACTTCCGTCAAGTTATCCTCGAATTCTATACCCCCGGTATCCCAGATTCGGGGTGGGTGCACGTCAGCTACAACCCTGCCGACAACAAAAAGCAGGTGCTTACCGCTACCAAAAAAGACGGGAAAACTGTATATTTGCCCGGACTTGTTGCATAAGAGCATGCCATGCCTTTACAGAAACTCTTACTAAAACCCGGTGTCAACCGAGAAAACACCCGCTATACCAGCGAAGGTGGTTGGTACGACTGCGATAAAGTACGTTTCCGTCAGGGCACACCCGAGAAGATTGGTGGTTGGGCGCAGCAATCTAGTAACAGATTTCTTGGGGTATGCCGCGCCTTATTAAACTGGGCTAGCCTTTCTAGCGCAGACCTTATGGGCGTTGGTACCAACCTAAAATATTACGTAGAACGTGGCTCTGCTTTCTTTGATGTAACTCCTATACGTGAAACGACAGCGGCTGGCGATGTAACTTTTGCTGCTGTAAACGGCTCTGCGACTATTACTGTGACGGATACTGCACACGGGGCCATAGCCAATGATTTTGTTACTTTTAGTGGTGCCGTCAGCCTTGGTGGGAATATAACCGCTGATGTCTTAAACCAAGAATATCAGATCGTTAGCGTAGCAGATGCTAACACGTACACAATTACAGCCACAGCCACAGCAAACGCTTCGGATACAGGTAACGGTGGCGCTGCTGTGGTGGGCGCATACCAGCTTAATACTGGCCCTGATCAACAACTACCGCTAAACGGCTGGGGGGCAGCAGCTTGGGGCTTTGAGCCTTGGGGCGAGTCTAGTTCTACGACTTCTTTGCGTCTTTGGAACCATGCCAATTTTGGTGAAGATCTAATTTACGGACCACGCGGTGGTGGCGTTTATTATTTGGATTACAGCGCAGGCTTGTCTAACCGTGGCGTAGCTTTAGCGGATTTAGCTGGCGCGTCTAACGCGCCTACTGTGCATAACAAATTGCTTGTTTCCGACATATCTCGGTTCGTGATTTGTTTTGGTGTTAACCCTCTGGGATCGAGTATTTTAGATCCTATGCTTATTCGGTGGTCTGACCAAGAAAATGCTGCCAACTGGACGCCTTCGGCAACAAACCAAGCCGGGGATTTAAGGTTGTCGTCGGGCAGCGAGATTGTTACAGCTGTTCAGCAACGCCAAGAAGTGTTGGTATGGACTAATGATGCCCTGTATTCGTTACAGTATTTAGGGCCGCCCTATGTCTGGGGCGCGCAGTCTCTTGGTGAGAACATTTCTATTATTGGCCCGAATGCCGTAGCCAGTGCGGCAAACGTAACTTACTGGATGGGGCATGGTAAGTTCTACCGTTATGATGGTCGCGTTCAGACCATGCGCTGCGATTTGCGCCAGTTTATTTTCCAAAACGCTGATGATGGCCTGACAATAGACTTGACGCAGAATGAGCAGGTTTATGCCAGCACTGTAGAGGCGTTTAACGAAGTCTGGTGGTTCTATTGCTCTAAGGCTAGGCCGACGGGTTCTTCGCCTGACCGGTATGTGGTATACAACTACGCCGAGGATATTTGGTATTACGGCAGCATGGAGCGCACGGCTTGGTTTGATAGTAGGTTACGTGACCGCCCAATCGCTACATACGCTAACCGTCTTGTTGAGCACGAATTTGGGGTGGATGACGTCGCTACTGGCACACCCACGGCTATAAATGCTTACATAGCGTCTACTGAGATAGACATAGGTGATGGGCATAACTTTGCTTTTATTTATCGTGTTTTGCCGGATGTAACTTTCCGTGGATCTACCACTGTTTCTCCAACTGCAGTGATGACATTGCAGCCTATGCAGAACTCTGGCTCTGGGTATAACAACCCAGCTTCTGTAGCCGGTAGCGCCTCTGCATCTATAACGCGTACCGCCACGGTGCCAATTGAACAATTTACGGGACAGGTATATACCCGTGTCAGAGGCCGTCAGATATCTATCAAAATGGAGTCTACGGAATTAGGAACCACGTGGCAGCTTGGTGCACCACGTATTGATATTAAACCTGATGGACGGCGGTAATGGCAAACGTTATTACCTCAGAACAAATACTTGCAAGGGCTGTTGCACCGCGTTTGCCGTCGGCTCCCAACGAGTACGACCGTCTGTTTCTAGAGCAGCATAATAATATACTGCGCCTGTATTTCAACCAGCTAGATAATATTCTGGGGCAGTTGCAGTGGAATAAGCCAATCGCCTATCTGGATTTTGATACAACTGTTACGCCTGCTGTCCATCAAACAGGCCGACTCGATTGGGACTCAGATGACGCAACGCTTGAACTCGACATGGAGTACGGAGTTGTCCAACAGATCGGGCAAGAGACCTATGCTCGTGTAAGTAACAACACTGGTTCTACCATTCCCAACGGCACGGTTGTCGGCTTTGCTGGAGCAACAGATGCCTCCCTACGAGTAGCGCCCTACCTTGCAGACGGCACATCGCCTACGATATATATTTTGGGCGTGATGACCCACGACCTGCCTGACTCTGGGTTAAAAGGCTACTGCACGGTATTTGGCTTTGTGCGGGATTTAGACACTACCGGCACGCCATACGGTGAGACTTGGGTACAGGGGGATGTTCTCTATGCCTCACCCTCCACTGCTGGCGGTTTTACTAAGGTCAAGCCCACTGCTCCGGACAACGTCATCATCATGGCGGCTGTTACGGCTGTTAGCGCTACAGAAGGGGTCATTTTTGTCCGTCCTACTATTCTCCAGCAGACGTATTACGGCACGTTTAATCTGACTACCGATTACAGCCCACCACTTGCTGATACGGCCTACCCCGTTGTGTTTAACAATACTCAGTCTGCTAACGGCGTGGCGTTGGGTACTCCTGCTTCTAGGGTCGTTGTGGTCGAGTCAGGGTTTTACAACATATCAGCAACGCTTCAGTACACCAGCTCAAACGCGTCATCAAAGAACGTCTACAGTTGGATTCGCAAGAACGGTGTAGATATAGTGCAATCATCTCGTATTTTGAGCCTTAGCGGAAGCGGCGTGTATAGCCCCGTGCTGATTTCAGAATCGGTGTCGCTGGCGGCAAACGACTATATCGAGATTGTGATGGCTTCAACAGATACAGCCGTGTCTTTGATCGCGGCCCCCGCTACTGCGTTTGCCCCCGGTTC